GAAAAGAATTTAAAAAGCAAAGCGATTGACCTTATACTGGTGTTAATCGGAATGATATTCTTATATTTGGGGTCTAAAAATTAAAAAAGAGCCTTTATACTCGTTTTACCCCTCATATAGTTTGTTATTACGCTTTTTGTTATGTTAAAAAGGTAGATGTTCCGGAGTTTTTATCATTAAGATTTCTATCTTTGTTTTACAAATGATTTACGAAAAAATAAAAAAATATGGCAACTGTATCATGGGTAGTATTTAAGCATCATAAAAAATCGGATGGTACATACAATCCCAAAATCCGAATATCACATAACAGAACATCATCGTATATATCAACTCCCATATATACGGATATGGTTCGATTTAAGAAAAAATCGGCTTCAGGTACTATTACTTTGGAAAAAATAAAAGAAGAACTTGATGATATAGTGAAGGAGTATCGCCATATTATAAATGATAATCAAGAGATTGTCCAGGAATGTGAGACGTCTAAGGATATTGTTTTAATGATCGAAAGACGGAAGAAGCGTAAGGATATAGATTTCATAGAATTTGCTAGACAGCATATCCAAATGACTCCCAATGCGGGAACTAGAACAGTTAAGACTACCGGAATAAATGCGCTTTGTCATTTTCTTAAATATAAAAATGGTAATGATAAACTCTCAATAAAAGACTTAACGTCTAAGTTGTTAAGAGAATACGAAGGATGGTTGCGAAAAGAAAGATTAATCACTGTCAGGCAAAACAGAACAGCAAAACAAGAGTATAGGACAATTAGAAAACCGGCTTTAAATGATACCGGTGTGCATTCTTATATGGGGGTAATCCAGTCTGTATTTAATGCGGCCTTACTACATTTTAATGATTACGAAAAAGGAGATATTATAATAACCAATGACCCGTTTAAAGTATATACTATTCCGCCAGTTCTGGAAGCAAAGAAAAGAGCTGTAGATGTTGATATAATCAGGAAAATCTATAATTACTCTCCAATAAATAAACGAAAAAGAACTACTACTTTTACCCGTGATATTTATATTTTGTCTTTCCTGTTGGCAGGAATGAATGCGATTGATATGCTTGATTGTCAAATGGTAAACGGTAGAATAGAGTATGAACGCCAAAAAACAAAAGATCGGAGAAAGGATAAGGCTTTTATTTCTGTATGCATTCACCCTTTGGCACTCCCCATCATTGAAAAATATCGTGATCCATCTGGAAAGTGTCTATTTGATTTTTATAAGAGATATAGTAATATACGTAATCTGACGAAAGGAATACATCGGGGTATGAGGTCTTTGTGTGAAGAGATTGGGATAGATTATATTCAATTCTATTCTGCTCGTCATTCTTTCGCTACTATTGCCCGTAATGAATGCGATATAAGTAAAGACGATATATCACTATGCCTGAACCATTCAGCTGGTAAGACAATAACGGATACTTATATTAAACGGGACTTTTCGAGAATAGACAAAGTAATAAGTAAAGTGGCCGACTATGTATTTGGAGAAAGCCTTTCCAGTACTTCGTCTATAAACAACGATTTGTAATGCGGGCACTCTAATACTCCCTTTTGCTTTGCTTCCCGGTAAACTGAAGAGAATAGCTTTGCTTTTTCTTTTTCGGTGGTTGGTGTTTCTGCTATGGGTGTAACAAGGAACCTGCATCCCCAACCTTTGCAGGTAGGAGTGAGAGAACAATAGTGTTCAGATGTCCAATCGTGAGAACAACTTTGTACTTTAGAAATCATCAGAAAAAGATTTTTTTTGTGATAAAGCTGATTTGATTAAATCATATTCTACCGCTATAACTTGCCCTATTTTGTCTTTTTTGAAATCTTTATCTACTGCTCCAGTCGTTGTTTCTAAACGTATTTTCTTTACCCCTTTACATATTTGGTCAATTTGTTCAATAGTAAGAAGAAATGCAGGAAATATTGTATAATCTGAATATACATATCCATTAATATTGTGTACATCTCTAACAGTTCCGGCATATTCCATTATGGTAGAAAGTTCAATGATTGAATCATCCATAAGCTTTATCAGTAATTTCCCTCCTTTAGGAACTGTTATAGGTGAAAGTGATGTTGCTTTTAAGGATATATTGTAATTTTCTCCTCCATTTTGACTTTGGTTCAGACAAAGTGCAACAGAAAATACAACTTTGTCTTTCATACTTCTTACATTCTCATGTGAACAAATAATAGTTCTTTCTCCATTTACAGTTTTATCTGATTCTATCTTTTGGGCAAATGTATTTAAGGCACTTGATAATACAAATAATAATATAACTGTCTTTTTCATAATCTCTTATTTTTTTGTTGATTAATATATTTGATTGTTGTTTATTATAGTATAATACTAATAATTTGTTATTTTAATACGGTGTTTGGTTAAACTTTTTTTCTTCTCAAAGTGTTGACTTTCGGCCTTTGAATATAATACTTTAATCTAATACATTACCGCCTATTGCCTATCAGCCATCAAGAAAGATATTAATTCATCTTTAGACTTAATAGTATCATCCTTAGATTGTATCGTAGCTTCTTTCGATTGTATAGTAGCATCCTTTTCTGCGATAATTCTCTCTAGGTCTTGAATGCGCTGTTTTAGCCTATCGAGCTCTTCCGAGTTTGATTTATCGCTTGGATCAAGACGGTGTATTTCAACTTCCCCTGTTGGCTTAATAATTTTTTGGGTACCGGATTCGGGCATTGTTACAGAAATCTTCGTATTTCCTACATTGGAATATGAAGATTTGTTATCTCCACTCCCTTGAGAACCGTAGTTGTCTCTTCCTGCAGTGTTTTTGTTTTCATTTATCATATTGCCAATTCCTGTTTTAAGCCATGCTATATCTAAGTCAGGAAAACTAATAGATATTTTATCTAGTGTGGATTGCCTAGTGTTATCTCCCATTTTTGATACAGAAGCATTACTTAGCCCTACAATACGCTCAAATTTTTGCGTAGATATTCCCTTGTATTCAATAAACAGCAATAATCTTTCTTTTAATCCCATATAAGTTAATTAGAGTTAATATCTAAATAAATATTAGATAATCTATTTGATTATTAGATTAAATATCTATCTTTGCAACGTCAATCAATCAATCAACGCAAAGTAACAAAGATTGAGCGAGAAAAGCAAATTTTTTACATAACTAAAAATAGGTAAGACGATGAACGCATTTACATTCTTAACAGAAAACGGAAAATTCAATAACAGTGAGATAATGAAACATGCTCATGTTTTGAAAGCGTATTGTCGTATCTCTTTGAGTGAGGCCTTGAAACAAGCTTGGTTCTTGGCAAAGAGACAGCAGAGAGAATTCAGAGAGGTTGAAGAGGAAAAGAAGTCTTTCAAGCCGGTATTCAATGCAAGCAAAGGAAATGTATTAAAAGCATTCTTTGCCGATAAATATACTAACTATGATAGCTCTTGGAGGTAATTATGAGTACAGAACAGATTAACGAGGAATTGGCTTTCCTTCATCAATACGTGAAGGATCTGGAGAAGAGAGATGAAAAGACCGTTCAGTTATTGGCCGCTTTTGATAAGCCAAAGGAATGGATAATGAATTACCTCTTCAATTTGGTTAGTGAATACGAAGCCCTGTTAGGTTAGAATCTACGAAAGAAGCGAGCGAAACGCTTTCAGGGCACAATGATTAGTTCTTTGACATTCTGGTAAACTAGAGGTTGCAAGTTATCCTCTGCTGAAAACGGACTACGTGAATAGGCTTAACTTGACAACGATATAATGCTGTGGTAATGGTCAAACCGTATCGTTGTAAAAATAAACAGTTAGACTTTGGTCGGCAAATCATGGTATTTGCTTTATGATATAAACATCTTGGAATAGACATCCCGCACCGATAGCGAAATAATGGAGTAGCCTACACTTACGTAGGGGTTATGAGAATGTACCGATAACTTTAAAATGGCTGTTGACTCGCAGTAGAAAGAGTAATAAATCAGTTAAAATCAGTCTGAAAAACATCGTCTTTATCAGTAAGAAAACGGGATTAGGCGTCCGTACGCTGATTACAATATAGCCCTACTGACGGATTGAACGGCAGCCGATAGCGAGAATCGGGGAGGGCACAACCACTTTAAACTT